CATGGCAGAACAAGAAAAGTTAAAACCAAAACAGAAACCTCATTATGTAGATAATAAGAAGTTTCTGGCAGCAATGACAGAGTATCGTGCATTAAGAATCAAGGCCGAAGAAGAAGGCAAACCACGACCTACTGTTAGTAATTACATAGGAGAATGTTATCTAAAGATTGCAAATCACCTATCGTATCGACCTAATTTCATCAACTACACATATAGAGATGATATGATTTCTGATGGCATAGAGAATTGTCTACAGTATATGGACAACTTCGACCCCGAAAAGAGTAAAAACCCATTCGCATATTTCACACAGATAATTTACTATGCGTTTATTCGTAGAATACAAAAAGAAAAGAAACAACAAGAAGTCAAACAAAAGATGATTGCTAACTTCGGTGTTGAACAAATGATGGACTCACTTGATGGCGATGATACACAGTATCAAAGCGCTATGCTAGATTTTCTAAGAAGAAACAGCAGAGAAGAAGAACCTAAAAAATAATATATTATGAAAATTACTATCGTGGGTGGCGGTACTGCTGGTTTTATTACTGCCCTCATATTCAATGAAAGACTCAACGCAGATATAGAAATGATTGTGCCTTCAAATATTGGCATAATTGGTGTTGGTGAGGGTTCTACTAAACATTGGTCAAAATTTTTAAGTTTTATAGGCGTTACAAAAACAGAATGTTTATTACAATCAAAAGGTACAACGAAAGGCGGTATTAATTTTATAGGATGGACACCAAAGAGGGGCGACTATGCACATTCGATTTCTGGTGATTATGCAAATGATAAGTTAGGCGATACAACATATATTCAAACTAAACTTATGTCCGAAAATATTTCAAATTATGAATATACAGGACACGAATTAAGAAATAATGTTATCGTTGATGAAGCTGAAACAGGCGGTTGGAATCAATTTCATTTTAATACATTTGCATTGAATGATTTTCTTACGGAACTAGCAACATCAAGAGGTATAAAAATTATTGATGATGAGATAACGCAAGTGCATAAAGATGAAAATGGTATCTCTAAATTGACAGGCACTAAAGATGAATACATATCAGATTTATATGTAGATTGCACAGGATTTAAAAGACTATTGATTAGTGAGTTGGGCGCAAAGTGGGTTTCATATGGTAAATATTTACCATTAAAAGAAGCAATTGCATTTGGTACTAAAGACTCTGATGTTTATCCTGTATTGACAGAAGCAAGAGCAATGTCAGCAGGTTGGAAATGGTTGATACCAACATACGGCAGAACAGGTAATGGTTATATTTTTGATACTGATTTTATTAGTAAAGAACAGGCCCATGACGAAATCAACTTTATGTATGGCGAAGATATTGAGATTGCGAAACATATAAAATTTGACCCAGGAAAGTTAGATAAGGTATGTATTAAGAATTGCTTGGCAGTAGGGTTGTCCGCTAATTTTTTAGAACCGTTAGAGGCAACTTCTATAGGCACAACCATTCAGCAAGCCTTTATTGCAATGCATAAGATAAGGGGCGATGGTAGTATCTCACCGCCTGATAGAAAATTGATTAATGATATAACTGATGGTATTATGCATAACACTAGAGATTTGGTTGCATTACATTATATTAATGACAACAGAAGTACGCCGTTTTGGAGAATGTGTGCAGATTTGCCTAGACCTGATAGTCTAATGTCGTTGTTAGAAAGTATGAAATATAAACCATTGGATGACCATGATATTGTAAATATGTATGGTTCGGGATACGCATTGTTTGAGGCTGATAATTTTAATCTTGTTGCTTACTTTCGCCAACTTTTAAGACCACAAATTTGTCAATTACAATTGAATGGCGTGAAACCTAATTTAAAAGAAAATATTTGGAATAGAAAGTATAAAGAATCTTTACAACACAGATGGTTAAAATCAAAGTACGACTTAGATTGCACTCCACACAAGGCGTATATACAACAGCTACACGAACTTAATGGTGATTATAAAAAAATAAAATACACACATTATATAGATAAAAAAGATTTTAAATTAAAAGAGAAAGCATAAATGAAAATAGCCCTGCTCAACGACACACATTTCGGTGCCCGAAACGATAGTATCGTCTTTGATGATTTCTTTCACAAGTTTTATGATGAAGTATTCTTTCCTTATCTAAAAGAACACAACATCAAAACACTAATACATCTAGGCGATGTTGTAGATAGAAGAAAGTTTATCAATTTTAGAACTGCATATAACTTTAGAAACAGGTTTATGAAACGCCTGTGGGATGAACAGATAGACACCCATATCATTATCGGTAATCACGATATCTACTATCGAAACACAAACAAAGTAAATGCCATAAAGGAGTTATGTACAAGTGCAGATGGCAAGAACGAGCCTTGGATATATGAAGAAGGTAAAGTAGTAGATTTCGATGGCACAAAAATATTGATGATGCCTTGGATTAATCCAGAGAATGAGGCAGATTCAATCGAACTACTCAGAACTGCCGAGGCAGATGTCTGTATGGGCCATTTTGATTTAAATGGTTTTAGTATGAATGATGCTATGAAACAAACACACGGACACGATAAGAGTATTGTAAGTCGTTTTGAGAAAACCTATAGTGGCCACTTTCATCACAAGAATGATGACGGTCAAGTGTATTATCTAGGCAATCAATATGAAATCACATGGTCAGACTACAAGAACCAAAAAGGTTTTCATGTGTTTGATACCGAAACAAGAGATGTAGAGTTTGTACCTAATCCATTTACTATGTTTATCAAACTTCAATATGATGATATATTAGTAAACTATGATAAGATTGACATTACAGAATACAATCAAAAGTATGTGAAGTTAGTCGTTGTCAATAAAAAAGATAACGAAATGTTTGACATATTGCTCGAAAGACTATATAATGATATATCTGTTCATGAACTAAAAATACTTGAAGATTACTCTGACCTATCACACACAAATGTAAGTGATGATGTTGTTGAAGGTGCAGAAGATACAATGAATCTAGTAAACAACTATGTTGACCAGTTGAAAGTTGACCTAGACAAAGATAGACTGAAAGTGATGATTAAAGAAATGTATATTGAGGCACAGGACATTACACCATGATAATATTTAAGAAAGTAAGATATAAAAACTTCTTATCAACAGGGCAACAATTTATAGAGATTAACTTGAATGAGGCACCCACAACACTTGTTGTTGGTAATAACGGCGCTGGTAAATCTACAATGTTAGATGCCTTATGTTTTGGTCTATTTAATAAACCATTTCGTGCTGTCAAAAAAGACCAACTTATAAACACAATCAATGAAAAAGAATGTGTCGTTGAAGTTGAGTTTCAGATAGGCAAAAAAGAATATAAAATTATTCGTGGTATAAAACCTAATCTATTTGAGATTTGGTGTAATGGTGATATGTTGAATCAAGATGCGGCCATTAGAGATTATCAAAAACATTTAGAACAACACATACTCAAACTAAACTTTAGGTCATTCACACAAGTTGTGATATTAGGTAATGCTTCGTTTGTTCCTTTTATGCAACTTCGTGCCAGACACAGACGAGAAGTCGTAGAAGAAATACTTGACATTGAAATCTTCTCTAAACTGAATCTAATGTTTAGAGAGAAGGCAAAGGCACAAGACGAAACAATCAAACAAGCAGACTTCAATTATCAACTGCTAGATGGTAAGATAGAAACGCAACAGAAACATATAGATGATATCAGTAATACCACTAAACATACTGCCGACACAAAGAAACTAGAAATCACAAATGCAGATACAGACATAGAAAATTACAGAGAAGATATTGCTCGTGTAAGACGAGAAATTGCTGAAATGCAGGTAGAGATAATTGACCAGACAAAACTTACTACCAAGCACGGCAAACTTACAGCCATGGAAGCAAAGTTAGAAAACACTTGTATCAAGCATAAGAAAGAATTGAAGTTTTTTCAATCACATGACGATTGTCCTACCTGTCAACAATCAATAGATGAGGCATTTAAAAAGGCAACGATAGTCGTAAAAGAAGCAAAGGTTGTAGAACTTGAGCTTGGTATGTCGCAGATTGATAATGCAATCAGAACATCACAAAAGAAACTAGACAAGATTAATGAAACTGTCATTGCAATACGAGAAAAAGAATTATTGATTAGTCGATACGAAACATCTATAAGTGAGATTGAAAAATATAAGACCAGAATACAAAAAGAAATAGATGAACTCTCAGATGAAAAGTTTTCAACAGGCGTTGCAACAGGTGAATTGAATCAACTACAAGAACAGCTTGTTGATGCAGAGAAAGATAAGTTAAAACAAAAAGAAGAAAAACTCTATATTGATACTGCAAGACATCTGATGCAAGATACTGGTATTAAGACAAAGATTATCAAA